TACAACTCCAACAAGGCCGTGATCGGGAGCAATCCGAATTTGATTAAACCGGGCCAGGTTTTGACCATTCCAGGATGAGGAGGGCCGCATGATCGACGTTTCCAAAGTGGCATACAACGTTTATGCGGTCCTGCAAGACGGCACCCGGCTGAACGTGACCCCGGCGGTCACAGATCTGGGCTGGGAGGAAGGCGAAAGCGAGTTAAGCTCCCGTTTTTCGTTCACTGTTGCCAACGTGGACTATAACGGGAGCCCGCTTTCTTCGACCATAAAGCCGAACACCGCCATTGTGGTAACGGCATCGGCCGGAGGCGATGAACAGGAAGTTGCCAGCGGAAAAGTGATCGAGTGGAACCCGCAGGATGGGGCCGCCATGAAGGACTTTTCCGTGGTGTGCTACGACAACCTTTACAGCCTCCAAAAGAGCCAGGATGACCGCTATATCAAGGCTGGAACCGGCACGAAATCCGCCCTGAACGCCATCTTTTCCGATTGGGGAATCCCGGTCGGAGAATACAAGGGCCCGGACAAGCCCCACGCAAAAACGCTTTTCAAAGCGGAATACCTGGGGGACATTATAACGGAGCTTCTGGACGATGCCGAAAAGCACGGCGCGGACAACTACGTTATAAGAATGAGCGGCGGCAAGGTGAACGTTCTGCCTATCAACGCCAACGAAACCGTTTACCACTTCGACGAGGACGACAACCTGACGACGAGCGGCGACAAGATCAGCACGGCCGACCTTGTGACCCGCGTTAAGGTGATAGGCCTTGAAAAGAAGACCCAGAAGCGGTCTGTGGAAGCCACCCTGGACGGGAAAACGGAGTACGGCGTCCGGCAGCGGATCTATACCCGCAGTTCGGACGACACGGCCGCACAGGCCAAGTCCGCCGGGCAGAAGATCCTTGACGAAAAGGGAGAGCCTACACGGAAAACCACCCTGAAAGGCGCAGATCTTCCGTTCATTCGCAAGGGCGACAAAATCCGGGCAGCGGCCAGGACCGTGAACGGCTTTTGCACCGTGCTGGGAGTGCAGCACGATGCGGCAAACCGCACCATGACCATGACCGTTAAAGTTTTGGGCGAAGATTCGGCCGGAAACAAGAAAGGCTCTGACGAGTACAAGGTGGGCGACATTGTGAACTTTGCCGGTGGCAGCCATTACAAGGCGTCCGCCGATACAAAGGCCGCAAGCACAAACCTTTCACCCGGCAAGGCCAAAATAACCATCATAAAGAAAGGCGCAAAACACCCGTACCACCTGATCTATCAGAACTGGGCCGAAACGCACGTTTACGGCTGGGTGGATGAAGGCACCTTTTCAAAGTAACGGAAGGAGGAAAATGTGAATCCGAGCTCTGGCAACAAGGGCGTGAACCACCTGGCCCAGGTTTTGGCCGGGCAGAGCAAAAAGGACCAGGACCGAAATTCCGCTCTTGTCCTTGATTTTGGCGAGATTATGGACGATTACAGCCTCCAAACCAACACCTTTTCCATTCCGATTCCGGTAGAAGATTACCACGTCTGCCGCCAGCTGACCCTTGGCAAAACCGGGGACATTCTGGCAAAGACCCAGGAAATCGGCTCCCCGGGCAGCGGTGAACACAACCACAAGAAGGTCGCAACCCTTTTGGATTCCCGGGGCTTGCCGTGCACTGGCACGATTGGCATACCGGCGGCCGGACAACCGGGCCCGCCAGACCCACCGCAGAGCAGCGCAGGCAGCGGAGGCGACGAGGGCGCCCACCAGCACCACGTTTTGATCCCCGAGAAAATGCGCCGCCTGAAACCTGGGGACCGTGTTCTGGTGGCCTGGGTGCAGTCGGAGGCCGTTGTGGTGGATATTATCTGCCCGGCGGAAGACCTGAAAAAATAACCAGACGAAAGGAAGGACTTTCCCATGGCTGAAAAGCAGCTTTACCCCGTTTTTGAAGTCCCCGACTTCGTCACAAAGAAGAACGAGGAGAGCCGGAAGCAGCAATATAAACCTTCGGTTTATTTTGACTATGTAACCGGCGATTTTCGCCTTGACGGCGCCGGACGCATGGCGGGAGCCAGCGGCCGCGAAGCCTATATGCAATGGTGCATAAAAACTGTTATGACGGAACGGGACGCCTTCCTGGCGTATTCGACCAAGTACGGCGCAGAGCTTGAAACCGCGCTTGCGCAGAGTGACCACGCCAGCGTGGAAGCCAGCCTGGAACGGACCATCACGGAGGCCATCATGGCAAACCCCAAAACGGAGTATTGCCGCGACTTCACGTTTACATGGGACGGGCCGGACAGCTGCGATTGCGCTTTTAACATTAAAGGCCGCGGCTATGATGAGATCCAGACCGTCAACCTGAACTTTTCAAAGTAAGGAGGTGAGAGCATGGCCACAATTCCGGTATTTTCTCCGCCTGACTGGCTGAAAACCGAAACGGCGGAGCAGATCCAGGCGCGCATGATGGAAAGCCTCCCGCCCGACATTGACGACACCGAAGGCGGTTTCCCTTGGGATTTTACCTATCCGACAGCGCTTGAAAAGGACGAACTTCTGAATTTCCACCTTGTGGAAACCTTGAAGCTGATGTTCCCGGCGTGGTCCTATGGTGCCTACCTTGACGGCCACGCCAGGGCTGACGGTCTTTCCAGACGCCCGGCGAACGCTGCGGCCGGTATCGTTACCTTCACCGGTACGCCTGGCACACAGATCCCGGATGGGACTGTGGTTTGTGTGCCTTCTTTCGGCGGAGTGCCCGCCATTGAATACGCCACGGATTCCGTGGCCTACATTGGCGAGGCAACCGACGGGGAGGACGGCACCGTTGACGTTGCTGTAACGGCCGTAGAGCCTGGCCCCACCGGCAACGTGGGCGCGGGAGCCATTACAATTATGATGGACCCGATTGCAGGCGTTACCCTTGTGACCAACGCCGACAAGATCACCGGCGGCGCAGAGGAGGAAGACGACGAATCTCTCCGCCTGCGCATTGCGGAGTATGACGAAACTTCGGGCGAATCCTTTGTGGGCTGCGACGCGGACTATATCCGCTGGGCCAAGGAAGTTTCGGGCGTTGGCACGGTTCTGGTTGATGCCCAGTATGAAAAGACGCATCCCAACTGGGTGCGCCTTATTATTCTGGATTCTTCCGGTGAGCCAGCCAACGGCTCTATTATTCAAAACGTGTACGACCACATCATGAGGGACGACAACCGGATCGAGCGAAAGGCGCCCGTTGGTGCAATTCTCCTGGTGCAGGCCCCCGAGGGCGAGGTGGTGAATATCTCCGTTGAGGACTTGCAGTTGGACGGCACCAAGACCGCCGCAGAGGTGGAAGAAATCTTCCGCACCGCGCTGATTGAGTATTACATCACCGCCAAGGCCGACAGCTTGGTGAAGTATAACGAGATCCACGCGGCCCTGACCCGCACCGAGGGCGTGAAGAACTTTTCCAAGATCCTTGTGAACGGCGACGTGAAGGACATTCCGCTGGACCCGGCGGACTACCCCTGCACCGGTGAGATTCACGGCATCAAGGATACGGAGGCGACCAGCGAATGAGCACCCGGAAGAACTTCGACCTTGAAAAATTCCCTGAAAACTGCGTTTCCAAGCGCATGATTTCCCGCGTATCTCCCATCTATGAGCGCTCCTATGTAGCGAAATGGCTCTATGAAGTCATGGGCAGAGAGGTGGACGACGCGGAGATCCGATTCTCCGAGCTGCGGGAACAAGCAAACCCGGAGACGGCCACCTGGGCCCTGCGCTACTGGGAGCAGCGCTATGGTATTGAGACGAACGAAAACCGCAGCCTGGCAGCCCGCCGGGCAGACATAATCGCCCGCCGCGGTGCCCGCGCGCCCATGAACGTGGCTAGGCTAGAAGCTATGATCCGTGCAATGACAGGGTGCGAAACTTCCGTAACGGATTATATTGCGCCGTATACGTTTGGAGTTCGTATCATTGCCGACGGTTCAGAAGGAATTGATATAAGAAAAATATCTGAGAAGTTAAGGAAAGTGAAGCCTTCACACTTGGCTTATCAGATTGCGATTTCTTACAATCCTTTCCTTCCACCGTGCTACGTCGCCGCCGCGCCCTGCGGAATGGCTGCCTTTTGCACCGTTCGGCTGCCCGGAAGCATCAAACCCCGCGCCGTCACGGCTCGTGGCTATGTTGCCGGTGCTATGAGCGCAGCGCGGATGCAGACGACCGTTGAACTGCCCGGAGCCATCCACCCGAAAAGCATCACCGCGCAGGCATACGCCACCGGCGGGCTTGCGCACACGCACGAAACCGTAACCATCAAGATTGGAGGACAGACAACATGAGCTGGGAAAAATCCAGTTATACAACTGCCGGTGCCGCGCTCCTGTCGGAATCCCTCTCCGGCGGCGCGCTCACCATCACCCGCGCCGTGAGCGGCACCGGCATCGTTGAAACCGACTTGTCGGCAGAAACGACCGTCAGCGGCGAAACGCACGAACTGACCATCCTTGCGATTGACACCGTAAAGGACGGAGAGGAAACGGCCCGGAAAGTCAGCATCCAGATTACCGGAGCAGAAAGCACTTACATCATGCACCAGATCGGCGTATATGGCCGCCTGAATGATGATGCCGAAGTGCTGCTGTTCATCATGCAGGATGAACGTGGAATCGAAGTCCCTGCATCCAGCGTGAACGCTGATTTTGAAATTGAGATTGCTGCCCTTATTGCAATCTCGAACAAAGCAAAAATCGAAATTGCCCTCAGCCCGCAGATGCAGGCGTTGATGAAGCTGGTCAAGGCCGAGATCGAGAAGCACAATGCCAATGCCGACGCCCATGCGGCGACTATCACGGCAGCGGTCAGTGCAGCCGTGAAGAACCTGTCTGAATCCGGGGAAATCCTGAACGAAGAACAGGTAAAGGCTCTTATCAAGGAGCAGGTGGACGGCGGAACAGGCGGCGGCTACTATGGCTCCTACAAACTCACCCTTGCAGCTGACGGGTGGAAGCCCGCCCGCAGCGAGGATGATTACGAAAACGCTGGC